ATACCGTTGGTGCAGCAATAATCAGCAATGCGTTCGGTAATATGACAGATTCTAGTGCTGGTATTACTGGGTGGGGAACCAATATTGCTGACATTGATAATGTAGATTTGACTGCTGATCCGTTTGTGGATGCATCCAGTGGAGACTTTAGATTGAATGGTGTTAGTGGCGGTGGAGCCTCTTGTATGAGTGTTGCTACACCCACAACATATTCTGGTTTATCTTTTACAAGCAAACAGGATATTGGTGCAGTGCATCATAGTGGATTAGTTGAAAGAATTTCAGTGAGTTAATTTAAAGGATTTATATTATGCTAAAATATTACAAATTATATGAAGATGTTATTGCGCCTGAATTTGCAACAGAAGGTTCGGCGTGCTTTGACATTTATGCTCATTTAGGAGAAGACATTGTTTCGTCACGACCGAATCCAAAGGTGGTGGTTTATACGATGGACAACAAGAAGGAAGAACGAGAGGTCAAGATGCGAGCGGGCGAAAAAAATACATTCTATAATAGTGTTGAACTCTACCCTGCCGAAAGAATCTTGGTTCCTACTGGACTCATCTTTGATATCCCAGAAGGTTACTCTGTGAGAATCCACCCACGTTCTAGTGTTTCCCTAAAGCAAGGATTGATGCTCGGAAACGCCGAAGGAATTATAGATTCTGATTATTATCACCAAACTTTTGTTATGTTATATAACGCCAGTGCCGATATGATCCGCATCAAGCACGGCGAGAGAATTGCTCAGGGAGAATTAAAATTGACCCTTGACTATTCCCTGAAAGAAACTATAATACAACCTGAGCAGACCACCAAACGTGTTGGTGGTTTTGGTAGCACAGGAAAAGTATAATGCCAAAAGAATCAAAACCTTGGGGAATCTGGGTTTTGTCTTTGAACAAATGGATGATGGACTCCCATACACGGAAGTCCAGATTTAATTTACGTCGTGATGCAGTTAAAGAAGCAGAGTCTTTCAACAAAGCGTGGAAAGGCAGAAAACATGATTATGAAGCAAGGAAAATATAATGAATAGAAAAGAATTGTTTGTGCATCATAAAGCACTTTGTGATGAAGCACTAAAACTCATGGAAAAGAAAAATCATGACTACGCTGGAGAAGAAGGCGACACACCATTTGCAAACTTCACTCGTTCAGAGGCGATGGGAATTTGCAGCACAGAGGCTGGATTTTTGATCCGAGTGACGGATAAGTTGTCTCGTTTATCCACCTTTGCTTCTGCTGGGGAACTGAGAGTAGACAACGAAAGTTATCACGACGCAGTTATTGATATTATTAATTACATGGTTCTCTTTAGTGGATATCTAAAAGAAAAAAATGAATGAATTTTATACCAGCGTAACACAACGAGGAAAGTATATTCTCTATCGTGGCATTGACGAGGACGGAAACCCCTTCAAGAGAAGGGAAGAGTTCCGTCCCACGATGTTCGTGCCCGCAAAAGAAAACACAAAGTTCCGAACACTTGATGGTCTTTATGTAGAACCCATTCAGCCCGGCAACATTCCTGAAACCAGAGAGTTCATCAACACATATCAAGATGTTCAGGGTTTACAGATTTACGGCAACAATGACTTTGTGTATCAGTTCATTGGTAAGAACTATAGAGGAGATATTGATTACGACTTCTCCAAAATCAAAGTTGCAACCATTGATATTGAATGTGAATCTGAAGACGGATTCCCCCACCCACAAGAAGCAGCAGAGAGAATCAATGCAATCACCATAGACTATAATGGGTGGAAGTATGTCTATGGGTTGGGGAAATTCAATCTTGCAGAGGGACCACACGATGGGAAGATTCGTCAATTCATGTTTGATGACGAAGAAGAACTCCTTGAATCGTTTTTGTCAACGTGGGAACTAGAATCTCCTGATGTAGTGACAGGATGGAATGTTCGCTTCTTTGATATTCCATACCTTGTCAATCGCATTCGTCAGGTGTTGGGCAAGAACGAAGAGAAGCGGTTGTCGCCTTGGAAGTTCCTCAAAGAACGAACAATCAAAAAGATGAATCGTGAGAACCAGTCATACGAACTTGCAGGAATTGCAACTCTGGATTATTACGAACTCTATCAGACGTTCACATATGTCAATCAAGAATCTTATAGATTGGACCACATTGCATTCGTGGAGTTGGGAGAGAAGAAGTTGTCGTATGATGAGTATGACAGCATGGCAACATTCTATAAAAAAGACTTTGAGAGATTTATTGAATACAACGTGAAAGACGTTGAGTTGGTTCTGAAGTTAGAAGACAAAATGAAACTGCTGGAACTTGCAGTCTCTCTTGCGTATTCTGCAAAGGTAAACATGATGGATGTGTTTGGACAAGTCCGAACGTGGGATTGTATCATCTACCATTACTTGATGGAACACAACATTGTCATTCCACCGAAGTCAACGGGAAAGAAATACTCACAATACGCTGGTGCATATGTGAAAGAGCCGATTGTGGGAATGCACGATTGGGTTGTGAGTTATGATTTGAACAGCCTATATCCACATTTGATTATGCAATACAACATCAGTCCAGAGACGAAGATTGACATGATGCAGGAGTATGCAATCACACCAGGCTCTATTTTGAGGGGTAGTGACGTTAGCAAAAACGCATTGAAGAAATGTAAAGACAAAGGTTATTCCATCGCAGCAAATGGAACCTGTTACACCAAGGAACACCAAGGATTCCTTCCTGCACTCATGGAAAGATTATACAAAGAGCGTAAGATGTATAAAGGAAAGATGATTGAGTGTCAGAAGAAGCGACAGGAAGTTGCGAAGGCGAACACTGTTGCAATGGGTAAAGGAATAATGTGTCAGAAACTTGATAAGGAAATTGCCAAGTATAACAACTTCCAGTTGGTTCGTAAGATTCAACTCAACTCTGCTTATGGTGCAATTGGAAACGAGTGGTTCAGATATTATGACACCAACTTAGCAGAAGCCATCACATTGTCGGGACAATTGAGCATCCAATGGATTGCAAACAAACTCAACGAGTTTCTGAACGAAACTATTGGAACGGAGGATTATGATTATGTTGTCGCAAGTGATACGGATAGTGTTTATCTGCGCCTTGGCAATCTTGTGGATAAGGTGTGTGGTGATAGAGGAGAAGCAGAAATAGTAGAATTCCTCAACAAAGCATCCAATGAAATTATCCTCCCATTCATCAAGAAGCAGTACGACGAACTCGCAGACATAATGAATGCGTATGAAAACAAGATGGTGATGGACAGAGAATGTATTGCAGACAAGGGAGTCTGGACTGCTAAGAAACGCTACATGATGCGTGTGCATGATTCCGAAGGTATTCGCTATGATCCACCGAAGCAGAAGATCATGGGCATTGAAACGACTCGTAGTTCTACACCACAAGTTGTTCGGGACTCGTTGAAGGAAGCAATCAATCTGATTCTCACAGCGGACGAAGAAAGAGTCATTGAATTTATTGAAGACTTCCGAGAGAAGTTTAGAAACTTTGAACCCGAAGAAATTGCGTTCCCCCGTGGTGTGAATGGGATGGAGAAATATGCAGACATAGGAAGCATTTATCGCAAGTCAACTCCGATTGCGGTGAAGGGAAGTTTGATTCATAATCATTACATTGACAAATTGAAGTTAGGAAAGAAGTATCGTAAAATTATTGATGGTGACAAGATCAAGTTCTTGCACTTGGTGAAACCGAATCCATTGGGTGGTGTTGCAGGACAAGACCATGTGATTGCATTCCCAAATAGTCTTCCGAAGGAATTTGAACTTGAAGATTATATTGATTATGATATGCAATTTGAAAAGGCGTTCTTGCATCCACTCAAACACATCTTGGAAAAGATTGGATGGAACTGGGAACATGTAAATACATTGGAAGGATTTTTTGCATGATGGAATATAAAGTAAAATTGTTTATTAAAGAGATATTGAGGGACAGATTAGAATCAGAGAAAAGGCTTCTAATATCACAACAAAAGGACAAGAGTTGTCCTATGCAAGTTTATCAAAAAACACTAGATATATGTGAAGAACTAGAGTATGCTATACAACAAATGGAGAAACAAGCATGATTGAAGACACACCTATGGACAAGCACATTGAGCAAATGACTTTTTCGTTTATGAATGCACATGACGGGGAGCAAATGTGGTTCCCTTGGGCACAGACAGAGAAACCAATTGACCCAAAGCCACGCAAGCGAACCAAGTTGCGAAACAAGAAGAAGACCAAGAAGAATGACTGATTTTCTAAAAAAGATGATAAAAGACTCTGGGAACAAATACGCAGGTGTGGTATCCGAGGGCATAGAAGGCAGTGATGTTACGGGATTTGTAGACACGGGATCATATGCGCTCAACGCCTTGTTGTGTGGTTCAATGTACGGTGGTATAGCAGATAACAAAATCATTGCTCTTGGGGGTGAAAGTTCTACGGGAAAAACATATTTCGCACTGGGGATGGGTAACAAATTCCTCAAGGATAACCCAGACGGAGTTATTCTGTACTTTGATACAGAATCCGCAGTAACATCCGAAATGATAAAGGAAAGAGGCATGGACCCAAGCCGTGTCGCAATTTTTCCTGTGGCGACCGTGGAGTCGTTTAGACATCAGGTAATTGGTATTGTAGATAAGTATATTGAGTCTGGAGAATCTAAACCGATATTGATGGTGCTTGATTCTCTTGGTATGCTTTCCACTGAAAAGGAGATGACCGACACGGCAGAGGGCAAGACCACCAGAGACATGACCCGTGCTGCTCTTGTGAAGGGGGTCTTTCGGGTGTTGACTCTAAAATTAGGAAAAGCAGGAATACCACTGGTCGTCACTAACCACACTTACGCTAATGTTTCGGGGTATGGTGCTCTTCAGGTTCTTTCGGGGGGGAGTGGTTTGAAATATGCCGCTTCAACGATTGTTATGCTTTCAAAATCAAAGGACAAAGAAGGCACCGACATCATTGGCAACATTATCAAGTGCAAGTTGTTCAAGGGCAGACTTACCAAAGAGAACAAAGAGGTTGAAGTTCAATTAAACTACGACACAGGACTGAATCCATATTATGGATTGGTTCCCATTGCGGTGAAGTATGACATCTTCAAGAAGGTGTCAACCCGGATTGAGTTGCCCGATGGTAAGACTGCATTTGAGAAGACAATCAACAACAACCCAGAGAAATACTTCACAGAGAATGTGATGGAAAGGCTGGAAGAAGCAGTTGCAAAAGAGTTCAAGTATGGTAATATTACCGAAATACAAGAGGAAACAACAAATGAAGATATATGAATTTGATGAAACAAGCACCACCGAAGAAAACCTTCCTATTGTTATTAAAGAGGGTGAATATGAAGGTATGGTGTACACCTACGGAAATGTTCAATTTAAACAAGATGAAGACGATATGAAACTGATTTTCAATTATGACATCATAACAAACCCAACAAATAGATCAATCGAAGAACTAGACGAAGACGAAACATTCCAAAATTTATTAGGTGATTTGCTGCTAGAAATTATTGATGATGAGTTGAGTAAAGGTGATGATGTACTAAGAGAAAACGAAGACAATGATTGAACATGTGGTTTTAGAAAACCTCATCAACAATGATGAGTACTCACGAAAAGTTCTTCCTTTTCTACAGGAAGAATATTTTCATAGTAGAACAGATAAAATAATATTTAAATCTATTAAAAAGTTTTTCTTGGAGTACAATGCCCTCCCTCCGAAAGAATCTGTGCTAATAGATATTGATAAGAATAAAAACATCTCTGAAGACGAATGCAATAATATTACAGAACTTGTAGAATCTTTTACTTCCACTAATACAAATTTAGAATGGTTACTAAATGAAACTGAAAATTTTTGTAAAGAAAAGGCGGTGTATAATGCCATCATGGAATCGATTCACATCATTGACGGTAAATCAGACACAAAGACGGAGAATGCAATCCCAAACATCCTTTCGGATGCCCTCTCAGTCTCATTTGACACCCACATCGGACACGACTATATTGAAGACTCAGAAGAACGATTCGAATTCTATCATAAAGTCGAAAAACGAGTCCCATTCGATTTAGATTTCTTTAATATTATTACTGGTGGTGGCACACCACAAAAGACCCTCAATATTATAATGGCCGGAACCGGTGTTGGTAAGTCGTTGTTTATGTGCCACCACGCAGCCAACTGTCTTAGCCAAAATATGAATGTATTATACATTACATGCGAAATGGCAGAAGAACGCATCGCAGAACGAATCGACGTTAATCTTATGGACATTACAATGGACGACCTAAAAGATCTTCCAAAGAACATTTATGATAAAAAATTACACACATCAACTGCGGGTATGTCTGGAAAACTAATCATTAAGGAATATCCAACAGCAACAGCAAACGCAAACCACTTTAGAATTCTTCTGGAAGAACTAAAACTAAAAAAGAAATTCAAACCAGATGTTGTGTTTATAGATTATCTTAATATTTGCGCATCATCCCGCTTAAAGTCTGGAGGAAATGTCAATACATACCAATATGTCAAGTCTATAGCAGAAGAACTTCGTGGCCTTGCAGTTGAGTATAATCTTCCAATTTGGTCAGCGACACAGACTAACAGGCAGGGTTTTAGTAACACCGATGTAGAACTCGAAAACGTATCAGAATCATTCGGTCTTCCGGCCACTGCCGATTTCATGTTTGCATTAATTGCCACCGAAGAATTAGATAAACAAAATCAAGTTCTTGTGAAACAATTGAAGAACAGGTATAATAGTGCTACCGCAAATAAGAAATTTATTCTGGGAATTAACAGGGCAAAAATGAAACTATATGATGTTAAAAGAAACGAACAATCTGGACTAATGGAATCTAATCAAGATGACAAGACAGTGTTGGGGTCTGGATTCGACGGTGAAAATTTTAATAATAAATTCAAAACACAAAAAGAAAAATTTACATCCTGGAGCGTTTGATGAGTTCTTATATCGATAAAAAATTCATTAACATGGTGTCTCCCCAACTAGAGAGATTCGCATGGAAGAAGGATAATCTTGCCAACTGTCGGTGTCCTGTGTGCGGAGATTCCCAAAAAAACAAAACAAAAGCAAGAGGATATTTCTTCCAAAAAGATAATAGTTTTTTTTATAAATGTCACAACTGTGGTTTTAGTTCGAACATATATAATCTTTTGAAAGAAGTTTCTCCTTCTTTATGTAAAGAATATACCTTAGAGAAATTTAAAGATGAATCGCCTAAAAAAGAAAAGAAAGAGATGTTTTTCAAATTTAAAGAATCCAAACCAAAGTTCAAGAAGAAGGACGGAATCCTTGATACGCTACAATGTCTGAATGATTTGGAAGATAACCATCCCGCAGTTCTCTTTGCGAACATGAGAATCATTCCGAATCAGTTCTGGAGGTATCTCTATTTCACAGAGGACTTTGGTTCATTTATGAAAACTCTGGATCCAGATTGTCTTCCGGTCGGAGCCGAATCACGATTAGTGATTCCGTTCTTCAACCGAGAAGGTGATGTTGTGGGTGCGCAAGGGCGTGCAATCAATATGACAGACGAAGCAAACGCACGGAACACACTCAAGTACATTACAGTCAAGGGTGACAAGTCCATTGATAGACTTTGGTATGGTCTATGGAGAGTCAACCCCAAGAAGCGTGTCTATGTCGTAGAGGGACCGATTGATTCTATGTTCTTACAGAATGCAATTGCAATGGTGGGTGCAGGTGCATTGAGAAACATCCCCGACAGGATTGCTGATTCTGAAACGACTTGGATATATGACAACGAACCGAGGAATTTGCAGATTTGCGCATACATTGAAAAGTTGATTGAGTTGGGCAGAGATGTCTGCATCTGGCCCGATAGCATCAAAGAGAAAGACATCAACGATATGGCGTATCAAAGGTCAACTCGTAAGATTCAGAAGATAATTGATGAGAATACATTCAGTGGGCTTGAAGCAACACTGAGGTTTCGTGATTGGAGAAAAGTATGAAACAACATTGGAGAAAAGTATGAAACAACATTTGAAAATCGGACAACACTTGAAATGTGGTAGACATTCAGCCATACCTTGGTGTTGTATTTTTTGGTTCGTGACATTTTGGAATTTATTTTTCATTCGTAATACCATCGTTCCCAACA